CTCAGTACTTAATCCCTATTGCCGCCAACTTAGCGTTAGCATCCAAACCTGTGGGCAACAGTTCAGGTTCGTGAGCGATAATGTACCTCAGGCGTCCAACGCCGATCTCTCCCAAATCCAACGGTGAGCCACGTGCCATGGTAGCCAACCTAACTAGAGTATCGGAAATGTCCATCCCTGGTCGATGAAGCAATCCGATCACAAGGTCGTACGCCTCAAAACAATCAGACGTAAATCCATATAACCGCATAGCGGTCATAGTGACATCACGCGGACGGTGTTTCTCCTCAAACACCAACCGGATAACGACCTCTCTCTTTGGCCTGTGGGGTCGTCCATTCTCCCACTCGTGGCCCAAAAACTCCACCCTGTCTCCTCGAGCAGCGACTTTGCTCTTGTCGACACTAATCTCCATGCCCACTTCGCCAGCGGCTCTAGCGATCTGGTCTAGACTGACACTGGAGTTAGTAGCTACGATTGAGTCGTCACCAAGGACGAGCACTCTGTTCTCATCGAGAGCGACACCCGTTAATTTGATCCAGATGTAGTTCAGGATAAGGAGATTACAGATACTGCCAATAATCGACGTAAACGGAGATCCGGACGGGATACCCCGATGCTTCTGATAAACAGAGCAGTCAGGCAGCACAATCCTAGCATGGATGAAATCGTTGGTCAAACGGTAATACAAATCTTGTTCCTCATCAGTGAGGTCTAGGTGCGTCTTCAAAATAGAGAAGGCGTCACCAATCACGAATGGAGGTACAGTAGCATCAAAGCCGGAAAAATCCAGACAATATACTCTCTTCAACCGAGATTGAAATTCTGAGACGTATGCCCCGACTTCAGCTTTCTGATATCCATAAGAGAAACAGTGTCGTCGGACGAGCCCTTGGTACGCTGCTTTCGCAAACGACGCAGCCAAGATAGTCGTAGCCAACGGACTGCCCCATACCAGCCGACCCTTAGGACCATTCCGGCCATGCTGAATACGGCGATATGCCAAGTAAGGATCAAAACCGATCCTACCAGCACGTACGTCACGTGACCTCTGTATCCCACGATCCAACACGTGAGAAGTACTAGTGAAGAAAGGAGCGCCAGCAGACTTGTCAAGATGAATGACTTTGTCCACAACCTCAGACTCATCAAGAGGTGTGTACCTTCTCGATCGACCACCCGCAGTTCGTAACGTTGCAGCTTTCGCGCGTTCATAAACCACGGGGTCGAACCCAGTGTCTCGACTTCCACCACTACGCTCAGTGCGGCTATCGGCGAGATAAGCTCGCCCGTTGCCCAACTCAACGAAATCAAACGGTGTAGATCGACGTCCACCTCGGCTGGAGTTACCGATGGCTCGAGATTCGGTATCTTTGGCGGATCCTGAAGACTCCTCCTGGATGGAGACTCTTCCAAGTGGTCGTTGTCCATCGTTTCCGGGAACATCAACCTGTTGTTTGGGTGAGAACTTTGTTGCGAGGGAGGTCGGAACAGTGGCTCCAAACCTTGCGAGTCCTCTGACCAACCATCTTGGGTCCCAGACACTCTTGTTATCCCTCTCTACATCAAGAGAGTATTCATCGGCCCATTCAGCGAACAGCGACCAGTCCACCATAGCAGAGTCGATAAATGCCTCTCCACGCCTGAGGGCCTGTTTTGCTCGAGCAGAGCAGCGATATTGCCCGACATATTCAATGTCACGGCGCTCGGACATAACTGTCCCTCCTTTCCTTAATAGGATGTGTCGCTTTACATGCGTTCTAGCCATCCAACAACTAGATGCACGATAGGGCGGATCAACCCTAGGCCATTAGTCCATTAACCCTTCCAGAAAAGGATTGCGTCGAGATAGGCCAAATCTAGACGGTTCAAC